CCTTGATGATTCCATCAAGGACGTGCTTTGCCTCCTCTCCGAGTAGAGCGGCGAATTCCTTCAGGTATTCGGCCAAGACAGCAACGGGCAACGTCTTCAGGGTTACCCCTCGAATCCGTAGTGCGTAGTCCCAGTCTGGTTTCTTAGCCATATGCGAAGTTTAGCGGATTGCTTGCGTTGTCCAATGGCGCGGAATTGGCGATGCGTGGCTGCTACAGTCCCCTACATGCGCCCCACCCTCTTCCTCCCAGCCCTACTCCTCGCCGCCCCGGCCCTGGCCGCCAACATGGCCACCTGCCTGCTGGACAAGCTCCCAGGCACGCAGAACGATGTCGCGGCCCAGGCGGTGTTCCAGGTCTGCAGCGCTGAGCACCCGGGCGGGATTCAGGCCGTACCCCAGGGAGATGGCCGGGGCATGCTAGGGTTCAAGTCCGGGCCAGAGTGCACAGCGAAGAAGGCGGGCGACACGCGCAGCACCAGGGCGGCGGAGCTGATCGGGATGGCATGTCGGCGGCTCTACAACGAGCCCAACTTCTTCGACAAGTTCGATCGCTAGCGACCGAGGATTGAGCGCGACGCGCCGCTGCCGTACTTGGCATCGAACTCTGCGGCGCGTTGAGGGTCTGCTCGCAGCGCAGCGATGGCGCCCTCTGGCACTCCACCACCCTGCCCCATCGGCACCTGCTCCACCTGCCCCGTAGCCCTGTTGTGGCGGATGACGCTGCCCATGGAAGTAGAGCCGTCCAGGTTCTTGGTGGTCGGCGTCACCTTCACATCCCAATCACTGGGGGTCTGCGCGCCCTCGATGTCCCGCATGTACTGCACCAGGCTGCGGCGCTTGGTCGGGTCCTGCTCCCCGGCAACCTGGTTGCGCGCGGCCTCCACCAGACGGTTCGTGCGGTTCGTGTACCCCTGTGTCTCGCGGTCCATGTCCAGGCGCTGCTGGGTCAGCCCAGCCTGCATGCCGGCGCGCTGGGTCTGGCCCTGCTGCTCCATGGCGGCTCGCACCAGAGCATTGCCCTGGCGCATGCCCTCTGCCTGCAGGCCTGGGGCGGCCTGCTGCAGCACCTGGTCTGTCCCCAGCATGGCCTGGTATTTCTGCACAGCGGGGTTGTTCTCAGCGCCACGGCCGCCCCACTGCTGGGTGTTCTTGATGGAGCTGGCCGAGACCTCGGCATTGCGCAGCGCGTTGCGTGAGGCCCAGTCGTTGCCGCTGTGGGCAATGGCGGCCTGCACCAAGGGATTGCCCAGCGACGTCGACAGGCCTGGCGCGATGCCCTGCATCTGCGATCCTGGCGTCGCTCCGCTGGGCAGCGAGTTCATGGTGCCGCCAGGAGGCTTGCCGTTGATGGTGATGTCGCCGCCAATACCAGCGGGGCCGCTGTAGCTGTTGCCGTCGCGCGTGATGTTGGCCGGGCCAGGAGGTGCGGCAGGCCCGGGCATGGGCGCAGCTGCGGCGCCAGGGGAGCCTGGAGTGCCGGGCGCGCTCGCTTGCTGCGCCATCGCGGCGGCCACCAGTGGATTGGACTGGCGCGTGATCGGACTGGCAGGTGCTGGGCTCTGCGCGCCGGCAGCAGTCGCCAGCGCAGCACCGCCGCCCACCACGGGCGCATAGGGCGCTGCAGCCTGGGCGGCCTGACCCAGCCCCGACATGGCAGGCTGAGATGCACCGAAGGCCCGGGCAACCAGGCCAGTACCACGCAGCGCGGCGCCAGGGATGCCGCCAGCGCTGGGCAGTGCGGCCAGGTTGCGGCCGAAGTCGTTGTTGAGCGGGTTGGTCTGGGAGCCGTCGGCAGCGGGCGCCTGCGGATTGCCGCCCACCGGGATCTGGTTGATCAGCGCGTCACGCCGCTGTGCTGCTTCGAGAAGGGGATTCGTGGCCATGAGTGTTCCTTGCGGAGTTGCTCATGGCAGTGTGCGGATATGCTGTCGGCGCGTCGAACCCCAGTGGGGGCATCAACATCATGGGAGCTTTTTGGATGACACCGACAGTTCTGCCTTTGTGGATCGAAGTTGTCAAGGCGGTGGCGCCACTGCTTGCGGCATTGCTCGCGGCAGGTGTTGGCGCATGGGTTGCACACAAGTTCGGGAGGATTCAGGAGGGAATCGCACGACAGCAGGCGGCCACTGCCGCAGCTGCTGCCCAAACCGCAAAAAACAAACTTAAGCTGGAATTGTTTGATCGCAGAATTGCTGTATACGACGCAGCGCGTAAAGCAATAGATTCGACGGGTCTTATGAACTACCAGCGTGAGGAGGTGCAGGATGCCTATAAGGAGGGAATCGACCCCGCAGTGTGGCTCTTTGAGAATGACGTGCTTGAATACTTAAACGACGAGCTGTGGCCATTACTTTTCAAATTCGGGCTTGCATCCCGAGATGCTGATACCTTGACAGTCCACGATGAGCGCGCGAGCGCAATTCGTGAAGAGCGCGACTTGAGAATGGAGTTGGCGGCTCAGAGTCACCGCATCAACGAGGTGTTTGCCCGTTACCTAAGGCTCGAAAGCTGACATGAAAAAAGCCGACCGCGAAGCCGAACTGCAGCAGCTGTGGCGCCAGCGCCCCGCTGACCAGCGCACTGCTGTGGATGTCCTGGCCTTCTACGCCTGGGTGCAGCAGAACAGGGCCTACCTCTTCTACGGCACGAAGGGTGACCCATACCAGGTGCTCAAGTCGGTTCTGCGCGGCCAGATTGCTGGAGAGCCTTGAGAGCGGCCCTGCATATCTCGTCCGGCGTCAGCACCAGCAGCAAGGTGGCCGTGCCGGCGTGATCCGGCGTTGATCCCCAGCCCCAATGCCGAGCGGCCTGCTCCAGTTCCTGCTCGAAGGCCTGACGGTCAGGCCCCGTCAGCATGCGGCCCACCACATCGGCAGCCGCTGTCCGGTCGCTGGAGAAGAACGGTGCCCCCCAGGGCCAGGCGTCGATGGCTTCGCGGGGCAGGCCGAACACCTGATGCGCGATCTCGATGTCCAGCAGCTCCAGGTGCTCGGGAATGTCTTGGCCAGGGCGGGCCTTGACGGTGGCGGTCTGCGCGGCCGCATACAGGTTCTCGATGGGGTCCATGCGGTTCTCCATGTTCAAGCCAACGGCCCAGGCACACCCACCTCGCGCGAGCGCACCCACTCCTCATTGCGCCCGCTGGCCTTGCGCCCGAACTCCGCTTCGAACTTGGCCAGTGCCACAGCGGCCTTGGCATCGTTGTGCATGTCGGTGTCCTCACGGCCATAGGCCCGATACAGCATCCAGTGCACCAGGGCGAAGTGCAGCTCGGGCCGGATCTCGGGCTTGTCCGTGCAGATGCGCATGGGCTTGAGCGGCAGGCGCTGCACGGTCAGGCGCAACTCGCCGTCTGCTGCAGGCCTGGGCCACAGGTGCAGCTTGCCGGTGGTCATGCCGGCCACCAGGCGCTGTGGCACGTCCTGGCGCTCTTGAAACTGCCAGCCCGGGTGGTAGCAGTCCATCTCGTCCACAGAGATCTCGCCGACCTCCTGGCCGTTGATGAAGGCGCGCAGGATGCGCACCACCCTGCTGTCCAAGTCCACCGTCTCGGCGCCGGCCATGAAGGCGATGCGGCACATGGGTGAGACCGAGTCGCGCAGCAGCTGACCACGGCGACAGGCTTCGACCTGGGCCTCGTTGGCGTAGATGGTCAGCAGTTCATCGGTGCAGAAGACATCGCTGTCGCCACCGCCGACGGCCCGGCCCTGGTCCAGCGAGTCGGCCCGGTACTGCTTGATCAGGTCGTCGAGGGTCATGGCTGGCCTTCAGGTCAGGAGGCGAGGATCGAACGCAGCCAGGCGGCGCCCAGACGGTTGTCGTCACGGTTCACCTGGAACGGGTAGCGCAGGCTGTTGATGGGCTGCACCACGTTCATGCGCTCGCCCAGGCGGTCGTCCAGCTCCTGGTCGTAGCCGGTCTCCTTGGCGCGGGCCAGACGCTCGACGAACTTGCGCTTGACCACGATGGGGAAGTTGCGGCGGAACATCTGGATGACGCCGTTCACCGAGACCTGCACGAACGGTGCCTCGTTGTCGCGGCCGCCGGACAGCACGGTGACCATCACGGGCTCGTTCATGAAGGCTTCCAGCTCAGCGTCCTTGAGCGTCACCGGGGTGTCGATGATTTCTGCCGAGAAGTCCGGCACGATGCCGAACTCCATGGGAGGTGTGGCGCCCAGGTATTCGTTGGTCGCGTCCAGTTCATTCTTGCGGGGGGTGGTTGCCATGGTGTGGCCCTTCTTCAGTCTGGAGAAAGAGCCCCGAGGCGGCGCAGCGGCAGCCCCGGGGTGGTTCGCCTATCGGCTTACAGGGCAGTCACGCCCGCCTCGGCCACCGCCATCCAGCCCTCGTTGAGCATGGTGCAGGCCATGTAGAACTTGGCGCCCACGTAGCCGCGCTGGCCCAACGGATCGCTCTTGTCCTTCACCCCGGGCGGGATGTAGGTCGGGTCGATGGAGTCCGAACCACGCAGTGCCAGCTGGCCCCAGGCGTCTTCGCCGACCATGATGAACGGGTAGACGTCCACGTTGGTCGCGCCCGTCAGGCCGGTGCTACCGATGGCTGCGCCTGCGCCGGCATAGGGCGCCAGTTCCGCGCTGGTGATGAAGCGGAAGTTCTCGCAGGAGCCGATTTCCTGGGTATGCACGGGCTTGCGGCTGCCGTAGGCACTGACGTGCGTGAAGCCCGGCAGATCACGGATGTCAGCCTCGGCATCGGTGTGCACGAAGACCAGGTAGCTGGCTTCCACGGGCTTCGTGGCGACCATCACCGAGGGAGCCAGGATGCCCGTGATGCGCTTGGCGTGGTTGGCCTGCAGGTTGCGGCTGATCTTGCGCAGCAGGTTCAGCCCAATCTTCGCGTTCACCGCTGCACGGCTGGCGCCACCGCCCGCGTAGAACGCATTGGTGCAGGCCTTGAGCACGCCGTAGCGGATCATCTCGCGCACCAGGGCAATGCGTTCGCCGCACTGCTTCTTCATCTCGGCGGGCACGTCGTCCTCGTACGTGTCCACCGTCTGGTCGGTGAGCTGGTAGAGGCAGCCGTACTGCTTGATGGTGACCTGGATGTCCTGCGGTACCAGCGTGTCAGCGCCGGGCGTGACGCCTTCGGTCAGCTCGTGAGCCACCGGGTCCGCCTTGGGTCGGTTGCGGGTGTTCCAGTCGGTATTCGCTGCACCCCAGGGGAGGTAGCGGCGGTGCACGATGGTCTTGCCCTGGTTCTTGGGAAGCGCGCGCTGCTGGCCGGTGATGCCCAGCACTTCGCTCGCCACGGCGTGGGCGAGGATGTCGCCCTTGATCTTGCCGATCCGCGGCGCCGGGGTGCCGCTTTCGAATTGAGCCATGATGTTCTCCTTCGGGCCTGGCTATCTCAGCGCTGGCCCATGGTGGCCTGGAAGGCGGCCAAAAATTCTTCCTCTTCGGTGGGCGCGGCCTGGGGGCGCGGTGCGTTACCGCTGGGCGTGACGGCAGCCTTGAGCCGTGCCTGCCCCTTCGCGGCCTTGTCGGCGGCGGTGGCGCGGGCGGTGGCCCATGCGTCGTATTTACCCAGTACGGAGCCCATGCTGTCGGCCGTGACCGCGTCAGCAAACTCCTGCTGCACCTGCTCCCCTTGCGCGGTGAGCCACAGGTTGAACTCCTGCGAGCCCACCTTGTCGCGCCAGCCTGTGTGCATGCGGTCCATCACGGCCAGCTCCAGCGCCATGGGGTCGTGCCCGGCCTGGACCTGCGGCGCTTCGCCCGTGGCCACGGGTTGCTGCGCTTCGGCCGGTGGGGCTTCCTGGCGAGGTTGCTGGTTGTGGAGACCGATCAACGCCCGGGCGTACTCGGCAACGTCGGGATAGTCCTGCTCGAACTGCTTGAGTTGGGGTGGCAGCTCGGGCGCCACTGCGGGCGCCGGGGCTGCTGGGGCCGCAGGAGCTGGCTGTTGCGACTTGCGCAGCAGATCGCCAATGCTCCCGTGTGCTTTGTCCAACTGGCGTTTGAGCGTGTCAACCTCGGCAGCGTTGCCCAGCAGGCGGCGCAGCTCACTGCGCTTGAAGCCGGCGAACTCAACAGGATCGTCATCCTCGGCCGTGGCCGGCTGCTGCTGGGCGGGCTGCCCTTCAGCATCGGCGGCGGCCATGGCATCCTCCTGCTGTTGCTCGCTGGCTTCTTGCGTCACAGCACCCTTGCCGCCCTGCTCGGCCGCAGCACTTACCGGCGCTGCAGTGGATGCGGGCGGCTCGGCGCCGGACGTCTCAGCGAAGGCGCGATGGAAATCGGCCTCCTCTTGAGCACGGGCCTCGGCCTGCTGTTGAGCCTGGTGTTCCTGCTGTTGTTGCTCGTCCATGCGTCATGCACTCCTGTGTGTCGTGCCGAGGTCAGTAGCCGGGGCCACCGATGTCGGCGGTTTGTGCCGGGTCTGGTTTGTCCAGTGCCAGCAGTTCTTTCCAGGCCGCGATGCGCCCACGCAGTTCAGCAGTGCGCAGCGCGTCCATGGTTGGGCTGTCGTTCTTCTTGCGCAGGGTGTCGATCTGCGCGTTGGCATGGCGCTCGATGGCGCGCCATGTCGGTGAGGTGAAGTCGATGCCCTGGTTCATGGAGGCCAGTGTTCCGGGAAGCAGCGCCTATGACGAACCCTGGCCGGGGGTCAGCCCCGCGCGCCGTCAGCGGCCAGCGTCTCGATGCCCTGGCGCACGCCCAGGAGTGGGCTGTCCGGGCGCAGTGGCGTCAGCGGGTCGGTGTTGTTGGGCATGGCGCCAGGGTCGGGCTGCTGTTCCGGCGTGATCCAGCCCGACGGCTGCGGCACGATGGGCGCAGCATCCTGGTCGACATAACCGCCCGAGCGCAACAGCCCGTCGGCGACTGGCGCCGCGCCGGGGTTCAAGGCGAGGACTTGGGCGGCCTGGGTGCCGCTGTACAAGGTGTCCACGTTCACGCCCACGGTCTGTGCACGCGCCCTGCCCGCTTCTGCATCGGTCTTGCCGGCCTGAGCCTCCAGCAGCTTGGCCTTGGCCTGCAGCGTCGGGTCCTGGCCCTGCTGGGCACGCTGGGCCTTCTGCTCGTCCGTGTATTGGAAGTTGGTGGGGTCCAGGCGCTGGCCCTTGCACAGCTCGGCCGCCAGCTTGGCAGGGTCCAGCTCGTAGATGGGATTGGCCGACACCTGCAGCAGTGTCATCAGGAACTGCTGCTGGGCGTCGCGCTCGACCAGGGCCGAGGAAGCGCGCACGTCGATCTGGAAGTCGCCCTTGATGGACTCGTCGTCCGAGTAGGTCATCATCCAGTCGAAATACCGCTGGATGTGGGGCCGGGTCATGTAGTCGTCGAAGCGCTTGGCCAGGCGCCGCAGCACGCTGGTGGCGTTGTTGTTCTGCATCTGCATGCCGCCCAGGGTGTTGGGCGCATCGCCGCGGATGCCCTGCAGCATGGCTGGCATGCCCGTGGTGTCCTCGGCCATTTTCAGGGCCGTATTGATGATGTTCAGCAGCGGCCCTTGAACAGAGGGCACCACAAAGGCATTGAAGGCGCCACGCACATCGGTCACGTCGGCGCTGGCCTCGGCACGCCAGATCTTGCCAGGGCGCAGGGACCAGACTCCATCTTCGGGAGTGATGCCATTGCCGATCACCACCTGGGGGGCAGATGACAGGCCGCCGTTGTCCAGCATGCCGCGCCAACCGGCGTTGAGCACCTTCTGTGCCGTGCGGATCTGGCGGCTGATGCCGACACCCCAGGGCATGCCGGGGCGGCGCTGCCAGGCCAGCACGTCATAGGGGAACTCGCCATCCTCCTGGGGGCTGAGCACGACATTGACCAGACGGTCGTTGATCATCACGGCCATGGTGGGCACGCGGTCCTCGTCGCCCTCCTCCATTTCCACACCCAGGCGCTCCAGATGCTCACGGGCGCAGTGGCCGTAGAAGATCCACATCTCGAACTCGTCCTCGCCCGGCCGGTAGACAGCCTCCGTGCCCTCGCGGGTGCGGGCCGGGCCTTCGCGCAGCACGGCCAGCAGCTCCACCCGGTCATAGCTTTCATCGGCCAGCATCACCTTGATCTGGCGCCGGCCGATGTGCTCTCGCTCCCAGGTGTAGCTGCCGTTGTGAATGTTCTCCCCGCAGGCCGGGTCCGGGAAGAAGTTCCAGACGTCGATGCGCTTGGAGCCGGGCTTGATCTCGTCCACCTTGATGAACTCGGTCAGGCCCGTCGCCGGGTTCTTGCGCGTCATGCGCACAGTGCGGGTGACGGGGAACGGACCTTTGAGCACGCCGGAGCCGATGCGCGCAGCGTCTTCAATGACTTGGCGCACCTCGCCGTGCCAGTTGCTCTCCACCAGGACGTCCTCAATGGCCTGCTGCATACGCTCTGCAGCTTCATGGGCCTTGGCCTGTTGCGCCTCAATCTGCGCGTGCGCTTCAGCGGGATCGGACATGCCCATGGCCTGGGCCAACTGGCCTAGCTGGGCACTGCTCAGGCGCGGCAACGGCGTTGGCTTGATCTCCCAGGCCCTGTCATCCGTGGGCAGCAGCATATCCGCTACGCGGGCGCTGGCCGCATCGACATAGGAACTCGTGATATTCATGAACACCACCGACCGCGCCGGGCCCTGCTGCTTGGGCTGGCCGCCGATCATGGCGGCCTTCCTGCTGCGATACAGCTGGTTGGCGTTCTTGAACGCCCGGTTGGCATCGTCGATTTCTTGGTAGTGCTCCTCGTCCTCGGTCCACTCCTCCTCGATGCCGGAGCCGGCCCTGCCGGCAATGGCCTCGCGGCGCTTGGAAAGGAGCGTCAGGACGAACTCGGCGCGCAGGTCGCGCTGGGGCTCGCCGCCGTCGTCGTGCTGCTGGGCCAGCAGGCCCCCATGGTTGGTGGTGGCTTGCATGTCAGTACCCTATCTCGTTGTCCAGTGGCTGCCAGCCGCCGCCCCGAGGAGCGACGGGCCGCTGCTGCTGTGAGCGCAGCATGTGCTCGGCCGATTGAGCGATGTAGCGGAAGTTGTCGGCGCCGTGGCTGTACTGGTCGTGCAGCGGTCCCATGGCCTCGCCGGTCTTGGTGCTGACGTGGCGCTGGTACCGCTTCAGGCACTCCAGAAGGCGCGCCGTCTTCGCCGCGTCGAAGTAGCAGCGCGGGAACAGCATGCGGGCGGCCTTGATGCCCTCTTCCACGTCCAGCGCGGCCAGGCACACGACCTGCCGGCGCCCCAGCTCGCGCAGCAGCATCTCTGCGTTCTTGCCGGTCTGCGGGTTCTTGGTCTTGCCGTCGTGGGGCAGATAGTCGATGCCCCAGCGATACGGTCGCTTCTCCAGTTGGGCCACATACCAGTCGTAGGTATGGTGGCTGTCTTCCAGGTAGTCGATGAGGCGCACATCCTGCGGGCCGACCTGCACCATCGTGATGGTCATGGCGTCGTTCCAACCTAGGTCCCAGACCGTGTGCACGGGCAGGCGCGGGTCGTAGGGGACGCGGCAGGCCCGGCCGTCGGCATACAGGTGCTCCACCTCGTGGCGATAGATTGCGCCGGCCGCCACCTTGCGGGCCTTGCCCTCCCAGATGTGCTCGTAGTCGTCCTTGAGCATGGAGCGCTTGGCCTTCTGGCGCTCGTTCTCCAGCACGACAGGAAACCAGGGGTTGTCGCGCCAGTTGATCTGGCAGACCCACGTGTCCGGGCTGGGCGTGGCGATGAACCGCTGGTAGGTCTCGTCCGTCTCCATGTCCGGGTTCAGGGTCAGCCAGATCTCGGAGCCCTCCTTGCGGATGGTCGGGATCAGCACGTCCCAGGACTTCTTGCTGACGCCGTGGGCCTCTTCCACCCAGACGATGTCCACGCCCTCGAAGGACTTGATGGTGTCCACCGTGTGGGACTGCAGGCCCGAGAACAGGAACAGCGAGCCGTTGATGCCCCGGATCTCGGAGTCCAGCACCTCGAAGAAGGCTTCCAGGCCCAGGCGCGAGATGGTGTCCTTCAGCAGGCGGTGCACCGAGTCCTTCATGGACCGCTGGATCTCTCGAGCGCACAGCACGCGCAGCGGCCGGTCGGCGGCCATGGCCAAGAGGACAGCAGCGACAGCCCAGGATTTGCCGCCACCACGACCACCGTGCATGACCTTGTAGCGCCGAGGCGAGAACAGGGGCTGCAGCTTCTCGGCCAGCTGCAGCTTGGTGAATGGGAGTTCTGCGGGCGCGTTCATGCGTCGTCGTCCTCCCGCGCAGCAGGCCGCACGAATTCGACAGCGATGCGGGCCACGCCACCCTCCCCGGGCCCAGCACCGCCGGGATCAACCTTGTCCATGCCGAAGGCGGTGCGCTCCATGTCCACCACGATGCGCAGGCTCTCGGCCAGCACCTTCAGTGTCTTGGAGCGCTCAGGCAGGCTGATGACGGCCTCCAGCAGTTCGCCATAGCGGTCGCGGCCGGGCTTTCCCCCGGGAGCCACCACGGCAGCGGCCAGCTCCTGCAGCTTGGCCAGGGTGGCGGGGTCGGTCTGCTGTTCCAGCTCGTCCATGCGCCTGTTGGTGAGCTGGCGGACACGGCGCGCATCCTTGCGGTGGCCCAGCCGAACGTCAGCCACAGCCTGGGCATTGCCGTCGATGACAGCCCGTTCCCGGACTTTGGTATCCGCGGATACCTGGCTGGATACCGCCGCCCTGGATACCAGCGCATCGGCCTTGGCTTGGATCTTCTGGGACAGGTCACGCTCCCAACCATCCCTCTTGGCGCGCTTGTTGATGGCGCCATGGGTGATGCCGTGCTCGTCGGCGATCTGGCGAAGGGTCTTGATGCCGGCCCGGTAGTCCAGCTCGATGCGCTCCCAGTCAGGGGAGCGGGGGCCGGGGGCTTGATCAGGAACTGCGGGTTGGGAAGGCATGCCCGGAGTCTCCCGAGCGCGCGATCTTTTTACGAACCCTGGCCGGGGGCCCCGTTTCCAGGCTGATAAAGTTACTCTCGGCCATTACATTCGAGGCCAATTTCTAAATCAATTGCGAGAGGTGCAACATGGGTGTTCAGAGTCTTGCCAGAGATGAAGTTTTCATTGAGAAAGCCGATGGCTCCAAATCGGGTCCTCACAAGGCTAGCGTTTCTGCCAGCGCGATCGTCATCTTCGATGCTTCCATCGATGTCGACGATGGCGACCATGCGACACGACAGCTGGAGAACGGGAAGACTGAGCGCTACCTGATCAATTCAGCAGACTTTCATAAGGGCTTAGGAGGAATTCCTGCCAACTATCAATTAAAAGTCACTCGCACCACTGCAATCCCCTCATCTCAGCCCAAAGCTGGTCCCCAGATCACTATCAACAACTCCACTGGGATACAAATAGGCGACCACAACGTCCAGCACATTCAGGCGGTGTTGGCAGAATTGGCGGAGAAGATCAGCAACTCCACTGCCACAGCCGACCAGAAAACGGAGGCCCGCAGCCGCCTATCCGCTTTCTTGGCTCACCCTGCCACAGTGGCAGTTCTTGGGGCCAGCGCACAAATCCTGGCCGCCACGATCCAAGCGCCGTAACTCCCGCGCGCCATCACTGCACCATCGCCCCCGCCAGCAGGTCCATCTGCGGGCTGGGCTCCACTCGGCGCCCCTCCAGCGCCTTGAGCTTGCCTTCCAGCTCCTTGATGCGCGCGGCCATCTCGCGCCGGGTCGCGGCCTGCTGGAGCTGGATTTCCTGGGCCAGCAGGCCGACGTCGTGTTGCAGCTGCAGGTTGCTGTGCTGCATGGCGTTGCCCTGGAGGCGGATTGCGATGTTGCGCAGCTCGCGCGGCCAGACCCGCAGTTCCTGGTCGCCGATCTCGATCAGGGTCATGCCGTCTTCCAGGTCTGTGATTGACACCGGGCGCGGCGCCCCGGGGCCCTTGACCAGCTCGTACACGCCATCGGTGGTCCGCCGCAGGATGCCTTCGACGTCGATCATCCGGGAGACGTGGTCGTCGATGATGTGATAGCTCTTGCCGGTCAGGTCCATGAGCCGCTGGCGTGTGATGTTCTGGCCCAGGTGCGCCATCTCCAGGATGTGATCCCAGATGATTTCGCGTGTGGTGCGTTCGTCGTGCTGTGGCGTGGTGGTGGTCATGGCGTTCTCCGGCTAAACTGCGATTGCTCAGGTCACAGGACCGGGATCGCCCGCCACGTGCGGGCTTTCCTTTTTTCAGGGCAGGTGCAGGGCTCCCCTGATCTGGCGCATCTGCTGATCGGACCACTGCACGGCGGCCACGGCGATGCCGTTGCGGTCCAGGTCGATCAGCCCGTCGAACACCAGGGCGGCCTGGCGCGCGATCTGCAGCTCAGGCCCGGACAGGCCCACCCGCTTCTTGGCGCGCAGGCGCTGGCACACGGCCGGGTAGGTGTTGAGCTGGGCGGCGATGGCTGCCTCTGCCTCGGAGGTCAGGGGCTCGCCGTCCTCCCACAGCAGGCGGAACATCTGGCTGTAGGTGAAGCCGGTCTCGATCCAGTCCCAAAGATCCGCCACGGTGGCCGTGCCGGTCTCCAGACGGGAAACCAGGTCGTGATGGGCGACCTTCGCGCTCAACTTCGTGGACTCGGCCAGCTTCGGGCGCCAGAACTTCGGCAGCTGGGCTGGCGCGCGGTGTTGGTGGTGGCGCTTCATGGGCGGGGCTCCTCCTGGCGGCAGGGATCCGGCTTCCAGGGCATGCGCCTGGCCTTGATGGTTCTCTTGCCCAGAGCGATGGCCCGGAGCACGCGGTGGCGGCCGTCGGCGATGGAGCCCATCCAGTCCAGCAGGATCGGGCAGTCCAGGTCGGCATCCATGCACTGCTTCACGTGCCGAGCCAGGCCCAGCATGTCGCAGTCCCGCCAGATCACCTGGTCCAGATCGATCCCGGCCAGCGGCATGTCGAACACGGGCAAGTCCTTCGTGTCGTCCAGAAGCCTGGCCACGGAGTACCAGCCGCCCTTGCCGTCGTGGTAGTAGTCCTGCAGGGGCGAGTTCTCGCGGAATTCGACCTTCGGAGGTCGGGCGCTGTGCTTTCCCTTTCTCATCGCTCGAACCCTCCCATGAACGATTCCATGCAGGCCCAGCGCTGGTGCACGTCCAGGGCGGGCCAGAGAACTGCCTGGGCGTGGCCTGTCCAGAGGAACGCATCGATCTCGCGCTGCAGCTCGCAGAAGCCGGCCTCGTCCATGGCCTCGAAGTCCATTGATTTCGGGATCGCGTTGGGCTTGCCGTCCAGGCCCGGCACGAAGTCGCAGTGGCCCGCGCCCATCAGCAGCCAGTGGCGCAGCTTCGTAGCGTCGTCGAAGGCCTCGGTCTGGTCCAGGAGAGCCTCAAGCTTTCTAAAGAAATGGCGGTGGTGCGCGAGGCTGCGCGGCAGACGGAAGCTGAATGAAAGGGTCTGCCCAACCGGGAGATCCGCCACCATGCGGCGCCATTTTTGGAAAGCGCGCTCATTGACCTCTCCCGACCCGTGCAGGCGCCCGTCGTCGCCCTTCAGAATGATGCAATGGCTCATATAGTGCAGCCCTCGTGATACCGACGTTTGCCGGCGATGTACGCCTGGTGGGCCTGCTCTTCGGTGGCGAAATAGCCAAGCGATTTCTGCCGGCCATCGACCGCGATCAGCGCGCGCCATTTCCTGGTGCCGGCATGCCACGCGGTGCCCATGAGAGTCCCGTGCTTGCGCCCTTTGGTAGATCGCCGCAGGTTTTGCTGGTTGACGGAGTGCGGCACATCCCGCAGATTCGCCAGCCGGTTGTCGGAGGGATCCCCGTTGATGTGGTCGATGTCGTGCCGAGGCCATTCACCATGCACATGCAGCCAAGCAAGTCGGTGCGTGAGCATTGGTTTGCCGCCGATGTTGACCAGGCGATAGCCCGTAGGCCGCTGCGTGCCAGCCTCATCACCAGCTTTCATGGAGATCCGGCCGCGCCCGCACCGACGATCTTCTCGATAGGTGAGCCGCCCGGTCAGTGGGTCGTAGTCGAACATTGCGCGGACTGTTTCCGCAGTCAGGTCGGTGGCTTTCATGCGTCTTCGCTCCAGAGGGGAACATTCACGGGCCAGAGGCCGGCATCCAGAACCTGCGCGCGAGTGCGCCGGGACAGCACACGGCCCAGCTCGATGTGGGCCTGACGGCCGCCGGGCACGAGGCGGTATTGATCGAAGCGCTGGTGGCAGCCCTCGATGCCGGGCCGCACGCAGCACAGCGGCATGGCCCTGCGGTCGTCCACCTTCAGGCGTGCACCCTTACCTTCGTTCTCGTGGGCGTGCTGGCTGAATCCGGCGATGCCGCACCAGGCGCAGGGCAGCGAGGCGACCACGCGGCGGAATGCTTCGCTGCGCAGTGGGCGGTCCTTCGGGATGACATGGCCCGAGGTGGAGCCG